TGGTGCTGATTCAGTTGCAGTATCCCAACCTACTACAGGGTTTTGTTTACCTTTGTATTGTAATAAGTCAGAGTCAACCCCAAATTGTGAAGACATACCAAGGTAAGTTCTTCTTACAACGTCACCACTTGAAGACACGATGTTTGCTCCACCGTATGTACTTCCAAATGGGGGGTCAAAGATTGTTTCACCTGGGAAGAAGTACTTGTTTTTGATTACAGGGAATGGTGAAGGGTTTGATACACTATCGTAAACTCTTTCTTCAAATCCACGGAAACCACAAGGTAATGCGTCTATTGGTGCTTCATCAGAAAGTTCAATCATGATGTAAGCAGATACTAACGGAAACTCACCATTAGCAGAACCAATCTTTTTAGCAACAAAACTGTTAGAACCTGGGTCCATAGTACAGTTTGTGTATTTTTCATAAACAACAGGATTTGCATCTGTGTCAAAGAAATCTCTAACTAAAACATCAAAAGTTTGATTTGAGAATGAAATGTTAGCGATTGAAATTTTAACTTCTGTGTTTGCAGAACCACCATCTGAAATTGATGCAAATCTAAATAAGTTATAAACCTTGTTACCTCTTAACTCAGATACAACAAATGGAGTCTTTGGTGTTTGATATTGGTCCAAGAACCAAGCAATAGAAGTTGTTGAATTTTTATCCCTAGCTTCAGGTAAAGCAATCAAATCACAGTTTAATCCTTTAATAAATCCTTTGTTATATGCATAATTTAATAAACCTGGATATGACTCTTCAACATAAATAGGAACCTCAGTTCTTGATTTTGAGAAGTTAGTAATACCAAGAACCTTTGTGATGTAATTTGCATCAACACTACCAAATGAAGTTTCAAATTGGAATGTTTTATTTTCATAAGTAACACCACTTAATAGGAAGGTTGAGAATGGACTATTTGTAACACCCGAATACGCTCCGGTACAAATCATATCCAAGTCAGTCAATCCTGTTACTTGATAAACAGGACCATGATTGTTAGCATCATACACTGAAATACCTCTTGAACGAAGAGTTGCAACAACTAAGTTATTGTACTCTGTATAAGCAGTTCCACTGTAGTAATAAACAGTACCTGATAAAGTTACGTCAAAATTTCCTGTTCCACCTGTAGTGAAATCCGTAACCGCGTAATCCCAAGAAAAACCTGAGTAACTATTATTAGAATAATTTGTGAAAGTTGCATAATACCAAGGGTCATTAACAGAATCTGTTAAATCGTTAAACAATAAGTTCATACTATCAACACTGAATACGTTACCCAAAGTTGTGTATTGTGCAGACAAGTCATTGTATTCTGTTTCAGGAATTGAACCATAAACATTCAACGTAGTACCTGTAATATTTGTGTTACCTGAAACACCTAAAATAAAATTAAAAATATCTTTGTTGTAAGTGCTTGTTGAGCCATTGTTTAACAAGTATTGAATGTTAAGATTGTCAGCAATAACGTCAGGTAATGGAGTTGTAAAGTTTAAAACATTACTAACACCTGTGTTACCAGTTACTACTGCAGTAAAGTCTAATGCTACAACATCCGTATCTACCCCGATTGTCGTACCATCTACGTTAGCGGTCACTCTAATAGACCAAGAAGGACCCGCATCATAACCTGATAAACCAAGAACTCTTGTTACGAATAATTGGTTAGATTGTTGTAGATATGCCTTTGCAATATATGCGGCTTCATATTTAGGGATTTGCGTTCCAATGAATTTTTCAGGAACGGTACCTCCGAAGAATGTTTGAAATTCGTCAAAGTTGGTTATAAAAATAGGTTCAAATGCTGGACCCTTTAATGTTTCACCAACTAGACCCAAAGTAGTTACACCTACGCTTTGGGCTACGAAAGACAAATCGGTTTCCGAAGTGTAAACACCTGGAGATACAAATACTTTCTGATTAGCTTGTGCTGTTGCCATTGATTAATTTTTTCTTGTGCGGTTTTATTTTATAGATAAATATTCATTTCAAATACAAAAAACTTGACTTTTAAATATGTATTAATAAACTGGCAGATTTTTTTCTACCTTTTTTCATACTTTATGAAAACTAACCATGACAATATCAAGAACCTAAAAATATCTGAAAAGGCACATACTGTATTAAAAAAGTATTGTGAGGATAAAGGTTTAAAAATTCATAAATTTGTTGAAAAACTCATCTACGACAATTGCCAAGTGAAAAAAGACATTTACGGAGAGGATTAAACTAGTTTGGCGTTGTATAAAATTAACGCCTCTTCACCCACATTATCTTTCGTAATATCCACCTGTAAAATGTCACCAGTATTCAATTGAATGGTATCTAAATTACTTCCATAAAAATCTCCATTAATTGTAACATCCCAACTACTAACGTTGTTTGTTGATACCAAACTTAAATTAATTCTGTAATCAACTTGGTTATCAATCAAGGTTGTGTTACCCGAAGTGTAAAATAAACGATATTCAAATTCGTTAGGGTTTGGTGGAAATATTTCGGCTCTTCTACCCTTAGCAACATTAACATCGGTCTCAAATAATTGAACAACACGAGCCACTGCAGGTTTTACTTCAAATTCTTCTTCATCAATTAAATAACCCAACATAGTGAAGTCGTAACTTTGAATATAATATTGTCTTCTCTCAATTTCAGTTACCGACTCATCAGTTATGTTATTCATAATGATTGGAACATACTGACCTTTAATAAAAGTATATGCCTGACGAGATGAAAAAGTTTGAAGAACATTTTTGTTAAATGTATTCAACTCTCTCATTCTGTTACACATAATTTTTACTTGAAAATTTAAATCAACAGGAACAGGTTGTGGAATTGTATAAACATCAAACCCTTTTTGGTTTCCATTCCAAGTAGGAACCGTTGCATAATAAAATTGTTTTCTATTTGGAATAGTGTATTGGGTTGAAGGGTTAGTTCCGTATTTTACTTCAGGTTGACGAACCACCGTAATAAACGGGAGTTGTACGTTAAAGTCAGGGTCTTTAAAATTCCAAGTTTCTGTGAATTGAGACCATCTTTGATTAGTTATAATCTTGTCAACAACATTAATATCTTTTCCCGATACGGTAGTTTTCAATTCCGTCTTTACAAACTCCAACATACCTAAATCCAAATCAGCATGTAAAACACTTTGAGGAAGATAGGTTCCGTCTTTGTTGATAAACTCCAATAATTGTTCTCTCCTTGCCGAAAGAGTTTTTGATGGAACTAAATTAATATTCGTTTTAATTTGTTTTGGAAATGCCATTACGTACCAAAGAATTCATTTTGACTTACAGGTGTTGCAATAATAGTCCTGTAAAATGGTTTATAACCTCCATAAGTATGACGATTGTCTGAAACGACCCTTCCGTCATCGGCTACTGAATAGTATCTAACTTTACTTTCAGTTTCATAATAACCCAAGTAATCCCCCATTTGAATTTCAACTTGTAGTTCATCCAAATAAGATTGGTAAATAGAAAACTTCATATTACCTGGTTCATTTTGTTCAATTCTACTTGTACCTAACTTTTGTGCTGTAGGAGCTAAGATTTGAACCAATCCTTTAATTTCTACAGGAGCAAGAAATTGGATACCTCCTTCGGGTACCTCCCCATATACATCGTCCTGTAGAGTTTTATATCTATCTATTCTATAGAGAATAACCGTAAAATTCATGTCACCCTCAAGCCATTCCGAACCCATGGCAACATCCAAAGAGTAATCTTCACCACCAAAGAATTTACCTAATCTTGTAATAGGGACTAACTTATCTGACATATATTGATAAATACATTCTTATTTATTATATTTAATATGTTTGTGTATAAACCTACGTACCAATAAATACGAGATGGGAATTAGTCTTACAATAGAATCCAAAGCAATTACCGCACTTGAAAGTTATGAGGGTGCAAATAACTATATTATTAACCTAAAACACAAACTCCAATTAAATCCTAAGTTTTATCCAACAAGGGCTCAGTCGGAATATATTTTAACCAACAAAGACAAGACCCCCAAGGTTGCGAAAAAGTGGGTTGTCCTTGATTCGTACTTTGCAAACAAACTTGCCAACGACAAATTTCTTCTTCAGATTCCTGAAAGGATTTGGGTTGAAAAACTCTTGGCTGAAAAAGACAAAGCATATCATGTGTGGGGTAAGTTTTTTGAGGCCGATTCATTTACCGATTTTTGGATTCCCAAAGCATCTTTGATTAAAGACAATAAAGTTGAAATTAAAGAAATTGATTATTCCAAGTATTCACACCGTCCTCCGTTGGACCACCAAAAGGTTGCTATTGAAGAACTCTTAAAAAATAAGAAGTATATCTTGGCGGATGATATGGGTTTGGGTAAAACCACATCAACAATCATCGCAGCGTTGGAGACGGGGGCAAAAAAGATTTTAATTATTTGTCCGGCAACTCTTAAAATTAACTGGCAAAGAGAATTCCTACTGTATTCTGATAAGACGAGTTATGTTTGTGATGGTAAGAACTTTTCTGAGAATCACGACATTTTGATAATGAACTACGACATCATCAAGAATTTTCACGATACAAAAGACAACGAGAAATCTTTAATTTTTAAATCAAAGTTTGATTTGGTTATTATTGATGAAGCTCACTATGTTCAAAACGTCCAAGCTCAAAGAACCAAACTAATTAATGATTTGGTTAAGAACGTGGATAGACTATGGTTGTTAACGGGTACTCCTATGACCTCACGACCCATTAATTACTTCAATCTATTGTCATTGGTGG